AAAAAATAAATTTGAAATTTGTAATTTAATATATATATATTTAAATATATAATAAATTATGGCTAACTTTAAAGATAATTCTAAATATGATATTCATGACGATTATTATACTACTGAAGATACCTGGCGTATGATAGAACATATTATACCTAAAAATAAAATAATATGGGAGGCGTGTATGTTAAATAGTGATAAAAGTAAATCACCAGAAATATTAGAAAAAATTACTGGTAATAATGTTATATATAATACAAAATTAGATATTTTAGAAACTAAATTAGAATGTGATATGATTGTAACAAATATACCATTTGAAAATAAAATTAAGAAAAAAGTATTAAGTAGATTAGTTGAATTAGATCTCCCATTTATAATTATTATGAATAGTTGTAATATGTTTACTAAATATATTAGACAAATATTTGGAGAAAATATTAAACATTTACAAATTATAACACCTTCAGGTAAAATATATTATGAAAAATTATTACAAAATGGAGATTTAGAAATTAAAAAAAATACTTCATTCTATTCTGTGTTTGTGGTATATAAATTAAATTTAACTAATGATAAATTATGGCTTAAATAAAAAGTTTCGTAAAAGTCAGATAGGATATATTTTAAGAGTTTCTAAATAATTTTAGAATTTGTAAATAATATTTTTTTTTTATAAACAGAATATATTTTTTTTAATTAAAACAGCAAAAAATGACCTATCTGCCTTTTGCGAAACCTTTTTTGATATTTAAAGAAATTAAATAATAATCTTAAGTTATTTCTTTATTTAAATAAATGACAAAAATGGCTGATTTTACAATGGAGGAGTTAATGTTATTTGTTATAGGTGTATTAGGAGCATTAGGTGGTTTTATGATTATTTTACAAAAATCTAAATGTGAGAGTATTTGTTGGGGTTGTTGTAAGCGTAATGTAGAAGCAGTAATAGAAGAAGAGAGATTACAAATGACTGGACACACAGGGACTACACCTAGAAAACAATTAGATTTAAAATTAGAACATGAACCTAAACAAGATCCTGAAGCTGAACCTGAATCCGAAACAACAAAATAATTTAATTATTTTTTTTATAAATTATTTTTATATTTTATTTTTATAAATGGATAAACTTACAGATATTTTAATTAAACATAAATTTCAGAAATGTAAAACAAGAAAAAATATTTTAAATGAAGGTGATAAAGAGTATGAAGGATTTAATTTAGGATATGTTAGATTAATACCCTGGCAAGCTAATAAATTTGGATATAATATACAGATATCTAGACAAACTGAAGGCAAAAAGGCTGAAGAAATATTTAATTTATCTAAAAAAATTGCAGATGAAAATATACCAGATTTTAAATATTCAAGTATACAATATAATAAAAATTATAAAATTAAAAAACATAAAGATAAAAGAAATATGGGTGTTTCATATATTGTAGGATTAGGAGATTATGAAGGTGGTGAATTATTAATATATTATGATGGTAAAGATAAACCACCTACTGCAGTTGATATTAAGAATAAATTTTATACATTTGACGGATCTAAATATTACCACGAGGTTGCTGATTTTACAGGCAATCGTATTAGTTTAGTATATTATAATATTATTAGAAATAATGATATTAAAAAAGAAGATTATTTATTAAAAAATGGTTGTAAATTATGTGATAAAAAACCAGAAGATCCACCTGAGTTAATATTAAATCCTGAAGATTTTTTAAAATTTAATGATAATAAAAAGGTTATATTTGATAGTGATTATTATGTTGCGATTCCTTCATATCAAAGGGCTGAAACATTATTAAAAAAGACATTACCTACATTATTAAATGCCAGTGTAAGTCCTAGTGTAATTTATATATTTGTTGCTAATGACGAAGAATATATGAAATATAAAGCAGTTATTCCTGATGATTATTATAAAGATATAATAGTAGGTGAAAAAGGTATAAAAAATCAAAGAATATTTATATCTAATTTTTTCCCCGAAAATACTAAAATAGTTTCAATAGATGACGATGTAGAAAAAGTTTATAAAAAAGTGGATGGTAAATTAATTCAAATAAATCAGTTAGATAATTTAATTAGAAAAAATTTTGATTTAATTACAAAAACAGTTGAGTTTGAAGGTATACATTTATGGGGTGTTTATCCAACACCTAATTCTTTATGGATGAAAGAAGATAATATTACAACTGATTTAAGATTTTGCATTGGTGTATTTTATGGATATATAAATAGACATGATAGTAGTTTATATCCTAAAACTGAATTGAAAGAAGATATTGAATTAAGTATATTACATTATTTAAAAGATGATGGGATATGTAGATTTAATAATATATCTTTTAAGACTAAATTTTTAGCACCTGGTGGTTGTGGCACTGATAGATTTGAAGGATATAAAAAAGCACAAGAATATTTATGTGAAAAATATCCAGATTATTGTAAACCTAAATTTAGAAAAGATGGGACACCTGAAATATTTTTAAGAAAAAAAAAAATAAATAAATGACTATATGATAAATATTTAAATATGGATAATACATTAATTTTAGTTATAAATTTACCACATAGATTTGATAGATTAGAATTAATAAAAAAAGAATTAGTAGATTATAATTATATTGTTATTGAAGCAATAAAAACTAATTTAGGTTGTAATTTATCACATCAAAAATGTATTAAATATGCTATTGAAAATAATTTAGAACAAGTATGTATTATGGAGGATGATTTTCATTTTATAAGAAAAGATAAAATAATATTACCTAAAAATTTTGATATGTTTTTTATTGGTGGTGATATTTCAGATTTTTATAATCAAAAAATAGAAAATTCAAAAAGATTAAAAAAACCATTAAGAAGAGCTGAATGTTATATTATAAAAAAACATTATTATCAAAAATTTTTAAATATGTTACAAGAATGTTGGGATAAATTATTAAAAGATCCAGATAATATTAATTATAGATTAGATATGTATTGGGATAAATTAATAGATACAGATAATTGGAGAATAAATGAAAAAGGTGTTTATGGAGCACAAAGAGCTGGTTATTCTGATATAAAACAAAAATATATTAAAAGAAGTATAAATTTAGGATTAAATAGAAATATTAATTTTATTTAAGTTTAGGGTAATTATCTAATTTATGTTTATAAAATATTGCTCTATTATGAGGATCCCAAATAAATGTAGTATCTATAGGATATTGTTTAATAGGGTCATTATATAAACATTGTATATATACATTTCTTTTAGTACAATATTTATTATAATATCTATGGCAATGTATTTTACTGGCTGCTATTTTACTTGTAGTTGTATTTAAATATTCTGCTATATTTTTCATATTTTTAAAATATTTAAATTCACCTGCTTTATTAATTACTAACCAATTCATATTAAAAAAGTCATTCATATAAGTTATTTAAAGTTATGTGTTTAAATACTAATATATAATGGAAAATATTGCAGTATTAATACCAGTAAAATCAAAAGATGAATATAATAATCAATTTGTATTAAGTGATTTGTATGTATATTTTTATAAATCATTTTTTACAACTTATTCTTCAGAAAATAATTATACAATATATTTAGGATATCAAAAAGGAGATAAATTATATGATAATAAAAAACAAAGAGATATTATTGAAAAACATTTTAATATAATGAAAAATACTAAAATAGTTTTTAAAGAATATGATGATAAATGGCAAGGTAATGTAGCTGGAATCTGGTCAAGTTTATGTTATTTAGCAATGACAGATGGTAATAAAAATAATTATTTTATTCAATGTGGTTCAGATATTTGTTTTGTGGATAAAGGTTGGGTTAATAATGCTATAGATTTATTACAAAATAATAATAATATAGGTGTTGTAGGATTGGAAGATAGAGGTAGATTACAAATAAATCCAAATGATAAATTATTAACTCAAAGTATAGTTAGTTTTGAACATTATAAAATATTTGGATTTTATTATCCACCTGAAATATTAAATTGGGGCTGTGATAATTGGATTACTGAAATATATGAACAGCATAATATGGTATATAGATTAACTAAAGGATTTTATAATATGGGTGGTAAACCGCGATATGAAATAGATACTGATTATCAAAAATCAGTAGATTTTTGTGTAAATAAATATTCAAATCATATTCAAAATTTTATTTCAATGACAGAAGAAATAAAAAAGATATATTAAATGGCAAGTAAAGCGACAATGTCAAATCAACAATTATTAATTGAAATGAAAAGAATATTAAATGATGTTAAAAATATAGTTATTGATATAAATAAAAGAAATAAATTATTAAGTTTAGAATTAGCAAAAACTAAACAACAAGTAATTGATTTAGATAATAGAATGCCTAAAAGAAAACAAGGTTTATTAGGTGGATATTGGGAGGTTGGAGATAATTTGAGTAAATCTTATGAAAATATAAATAATTAAATTTTTTTTCTAAACTATTATAAATGGATTATGTTTCAATAATTATGCCTATTTATAATCGTAATAATTTTAAAAGATTAATATTATCTAATTTATTAAAATTAGATTATGATAAATCTAAATTAGAATTTTGTTTATATGATGATGGAACAGAACCATTTTTTAAAGATGATAAGGAAAAAGATCATTTTATTGAAATAATTAAACCAATAAGTTTTAAATATAAATATAATAATATTCGTAAAGAGATAGGATATAAGAGAAATAGTTTAGTAAAATTAGCAACACATAATATTATAGCTTGTATAGATAGTGATGATTTATATTTACCTAATTATTTAAAACATAGTTTAAAAATAATGAAAGAGCAAAAAGTTGGATTAGTAGGATCACCTCAAATGTTATTTTTATATCCATATTTAGATTGGAAAATGACAGGAATAGATTGTGATGTTAAAAGAATGATACACGAAGCAACTATGGTATTTACAAAAAAACATTGGAAGGCAATGGGAGGTTTTAATAATAAAGGGACAGGCGAGGGCTGTCGCCTTATTGATGGTATGTTAGATAAAAAAATAGGTAAGAGTGAAATATCTGAAATAATGCTTTGTATATGTCACAAAAATAATACAGTAAATAAAGAACATTTTGAAGATAAGACAGAAGTTGAATATAATTTATGTGAATATGATAAACAATTAATAAAAGATAGTTTAGGCATCTCTGATATGTAATGCTATAGTAGTTTTACCTACAAGGTCAATTGCGAGAGTTTCATCAGCATATACTATATCAATTTCAACTGTAGATAAAAATAAATCTTCTGTATTATTTAATTTTAAATAAACTCTTTCAGTAGGTTCAAAAAATAATGAACCTACACGTGAACCTGTAGTAGAAAAAGCAGGTAAATGATATAAAATTTTAGAATTAGAACCTTTAGAAATATTAACAGAATTAAATGTCATATTTTTTAATCTAACGAATAATGTATTAGTGCCTTTAATTTCAGGTGCTTCATCAGATTGATATGTTTTAGTAAATGGACTAGAACCTCCAGTAGAATTTGGAACATTTACCAGTGAACGATTTGGGAATCCCATTAAAAATTGACTATTACAATTTGATGTATTGAGGTATCTTTCGTCATTAGCTAAAAAGAATTGAACTTTATAATCACATTGACCATTACCATTCAAACCTTTAAGATCTAGTGGTGTAATATTTTTAACAAAATCAACATCTATTAATTTTGCTTGTGCTTGTTGTTGACTTGCTGGACCAGTAAAAAATTGTCCAAGAACAATCCAAGCGTGTGCCCACCAATCTGTATAACAAGGTATATTATCTCCATTAGTATCTACACTAAATCCATAATATTCATGATTTGCTATATTTACACCTTCAAACTCTTCTATTTTAACAGTGCCACCTGCTCCCATTGCTATTTTAGGATATAAATATCTACAAGTCATTGATACTGGTTTTAAATTTTTAGAACTATCAACATTAGTCCCGTCAGTTAATACTGTTACAGCACCAGAAGCATTAATAAGTGAAACTTTAACTCTTTCATTTTGAACATTAAATATAATATCAGTTATATTATCATCTTTTACATTTTTGGTGCCACCAGGATATAAAACTCTAATTCTTTCTAATTCGTCATTACCTTCACTGCCTACATAATATAAATCAATATCATTATCACTGTCAACTTCTACTTCAAAATCATAGAAGTTTTCACCCATATCTGCTCCCTCCTCAAACCAAGTAGGTGCTTCATCTTTAAGTGCTCTGCATAAACCATATTTAGCTGGTGCTTCTTGAATATTTTTTAAATGAAAAGATCCATTACATAAAGATATTGGATAATCAATACCAACACAACCATTACCGCTATCAGTTGGAGCAGTTAATATACGAGTTGTTGGATTATAAGTATAATCAGCACCATCTTCTGTTCCATTATATTCAGCACCCATCCAACTAGCTGAAATATTTGAAGCGTTTTTAGAACTATCAGTGCTTGTCACTTGTATTTGCCAACCTAACCAATCAAGACCACTACCATTTCTTAATGGTGTAACATTAGCACCAGGATTCCTACCTGTTGAAGCATTTAACATTAACATAGGATGCCATAAATTTCTATTTAGTGATTGTTTCATGATGCGTGCTACATTATCCACATTACCTGAATATTTACCAACACCTCTCCACGCTACGCTCCCTAACATATCATCATCTGTCACTTGTAAAGAAAATCCAGCTTCAACTGGTATTGAACATACTTCTCTATTTACATTAGGAGCAGTATCTGTCCCTAACTCTTCACCAAAATAAAAAGCATATATAGAATTATCCCTATCTAATGTTACATTACCACTTCTATTTATTTTTACACTTTGAACTGCAATTTCTGAATTTTTAGGTATTTTAAAAGTGTCATTCAAATGATTTTGATAAGAATATGATTTATTTAAACCTTCTTGATTATAACCACTGTTAAGTATCTTATTTGTATTAGAAGTAATTATCAACGACATTTATATTTAACAATTTTTATTTTTTTAATAATAAAAAAATTTTATAATAATATAATGACAAAACAAAAAAAAGTTAAAGTTTTAAAACCTGTTGAAAATAATGGTAATGCAGATAGTCCATTACAATTTGAAGTAAATAAGGATATTAAAAAAAGTAAAAAAATTAAACCAAAAGATGTATTTGATGTAAAAGGTAAAGTTATTGTAAAAAAACCATATAAAGGTTCTAAGTAAATTTGGTTTCATTATCTATATCATCCATAGTTTGCTCATAACTATAATCTTCTTCTGAAATATCAGAAGTTTTTTCTATATTAAATAAATCTTCATATTCGTCGGTACCTTCGGTATCACTTTCAGAAATATCTACATCAAGATCTCTTTCCTTATTTCTGGATTCGTAACAACATTCTAATAAATGTTTTATGTCATCTATACATATATGATTTAATATTTCACAAATACCTCTATATGCGTCATCAATATCTCTTTGAGTAGTTAATTCTTTTTTAGGCATATTATTTAATTATTCTATCGTTTTATTTTTAAATACTATATCTTGAACATAATTAAATAAAATATATTCATAATCTTCTTCATTAGGTCTTTGTTCAAGCATTTTTTTTTTAAGTCTAAATTTTTTCTGTTTCCAGCGGTCTGCATTATCTTTATTATGATGAGGCTGAAATACAAGTTTATATGTTTCTTGAAATAGTTGTTCTCTATTCATATTATTATCTATATTTATATGTGTTATGTTTTTAAATGTTTTTACAAATTCTAACATAATATAATAATTACATTCTTTATCTTGACCATATCTATTTAATAATTGTCTTTTCCACTTATTTATAGTTTCATTATTATTAATAAATATTTTATCTAATAATTTTTCATTATCACATTTTATTCTATTTTTATATAAAGTTCCTTGTGGATTAAAATCCATATCTGCTCTTGTTCTATTATAAATAAACTTTTTTAATTGATCTTGTGATAAATTTTTGACAATAACTTCTTTATCTTTTGATAAATTTTCTAATAAACTATTTTCTATTTGTTTACTGAATGATTTAAATATATCAAAATCCATTTAATATTATTATAGTTATATTTTTAAATATGGTCTCGCAAAACTCCGAGAGTAAAAAAAATGTTAATATTTTAATGAAAAAAATACTGAATAAAATTTAAAAAAATATATGAATTAAATTCTAAAAAAACTTAAAGTTAGAAACTTATGCGAGACTTTTAACATTTATCACATTTTTCATGTTCAATATTTTGTAAATCAGTAGGCAATGAAACATCACTAAGTAGTTTACCGTCTTCAGCTATAACTTCTTCAAAATTTTTTAATGCTTTACCTTCTTGAACTTTTAAATATAAAAAGTTAAATTTACCTTCAACTGCTTTATGATATATTTTAAGAAAGTTTTTAATATCACCAAAAGGTGGGTGGAACTCTTCAGCAATTTGTAATAATTGTTTATTATTAGTTTGTTTAAAAATAATTACATCAGTAGCATTATTTCTTAAAATAGTATCAACAGATTTAAAATTTTGTGTAAATATACCCATTAATCCTATATTATGGTGTCTGTATCTAGTTGCTAAAAAACTAATTTCATTATTTCTTTTCATATTAGAACCTAAAATATCATCTAATAATAAAGCAATAAATGGCATATCCTTTTTCTCCCCGTATGATTTTTGTGTATCTATTAATTCACTAATTAATCCATCTGTGTAATAATCTTGAACATCAAATGCTTTTCTTAAAAATCTAGCTGTAGGATCGTTTAAAATAGTATTTGAAATGATTTGGACATTATCAAAATATTCTTGACCATAAAACCCTTCTTCACGAGGTCTTAACAATAAATTATTTATTAATGTAGTTTTACCTGACTTAACCGCACCGATTCCTAATAATAAACTAGGAGGTTTAGGTATATTTGGGTGTACTGGTTTAATACGCTTATCAGGTTCTTCTTCTTTAACTGGCATAATTTTAGGAGCATTTTGAAAGATATTTTCTTCATCCATTTTTAAATTTTATTAATATTTTTATTTTTTATAGAAAAAAATTAAAGTTTACAGTAAATAAATAGAAATGGATTTATTACCTGAAGTTCAAGATAGTAATTTATCTGTAGAAATTGTAGACGATAATTCTATTGATGAAAATTTAATAGATGAAGAGCAAGTAGAAGCATTACCTGAAATTACAGAAAAAGAAAAAATACAAGTAGATGAAGTATTTAAAAAAGCTGAAGCATTGCCTGCTGTGCCTAAACTGCAAAAAATTAAAAAGAAAAGGACTATGACACCACAAGCTAAAGAAAGTTTAGCTAAAGCAAGAGCTAAAGCATTAGAAACTAGAAAGCGTAATGCTGAGTTGCGTAAAGAAGGTAAACTTAAAACTAAAAAACAAATAGAAGAAGATAAAATTAAAAAAGAAATTGAAGATAGAAAACCAGTTATAAATAATATTACTCATGAAACTAAACATATAACTAATAATATAACTGAAGAAGATATAATGAGAATTGCTTTAGAAACTTCAAGTAAAGCAACGCAAAAAGTATTACAAGATTATGAAGAAGTAAGAAAACAGCGTAAAGAAGTAAAGCGTAAAAAAAAAGAGGCAGAGCAACATAGGACTCTTGTTAAAAATAAAATAAATACAGCATTGGGATATAATAGAAATGACACAAATTTCTATGATAGTTGTTTCTAATAATTTTCTTTAAATAATTAAAATCTTTATATAAACAAATGAATTCTATTCAATTGTTAGATTGTAACCATAAAACTAGTTCAGAATTTTTAGGAGGTAATAGAAGTAGTCCAGCTTTATTTACTAATAAATTAGGTAGTGGAATCCAGATAAATCCAGGTGATAAGATATCAGTTCATAATGCTTTTATAAGTGAAACTGGATCTGATGACAATGCTATACAAATAACAAATGATTTTATTGAAACAAAAAGTTTAACTTTTACAACTTTAACTAATCATATTGAAGTGAATGGTTCAGGTGAAAAAGTATTAGGATATGAAAGAATAACAGCAGAAAATAATGCTTCAAATATTCAAGTAAATGCTAATAAATGTTCAATATTATTAAATTATTATAAAACTAATAATGGAGAAAATCATTATAATTTACCTCGTAGATTTTGTTATAAAACAAATCCGACAGTAGCAGCTGATTGGTTAGTTTATGATACTTGGGGCACTGGTAGAACTGGTGGGCCAAATGTATTATTAACAGAACTAAACGCATCATTTAATAATGATAATATGAGTGTATATGTAGTGAATGATGATTACCATTATTTTGCAGTATTACCTAGAGCTGAATATAATGAATTTAAACAAAAAAATAATAATTCAAGATTTCAAATATTTATTTCAAAAGATACAAGATATGGTGTTCAATCAGACGGGACATTAGCAAGATTAACTAATGCTTCATTTACAACACCAGCAATATTAGATTATATTGAATATATAGAAAAATTAGATTTAGAAATACCAGTAGGTTTTAAATCACCTGAAGCATTATCAAATAATATAACTGAACAATTAAGAAAACAATCCCAACCCAAAGTAAATAGTATTTATGGAAATTCAAATATTTATACTTCTAATTTAATATATCCATTAGAAACTGGTGTTGAAATAAATTCACCTACATATCATACATTTTATGCAGCTAGTGAATTAACTTCTAATGGAGCATTATTTGATGATTTTGAAACAGCAATAACTGTAACAGATGAAGATAATGCTTCAACAAATAGATATTTAGCAGGATATCAATATATCGGTGTAAAAAGACCAGAACTATGGTTAAGAGGTAGAGAATGGGCAAAATACTATATGGATTATAGAAACGCAACATTACCACCTGCTGCTCAAATAAAAAATATATTAGGAGCAAATTTATTTTTAAAAGAGACTTTGAATGCTAGTCATTTTAGAGTAGTTAATGCTTCAGATACAGGTATAGGTTCACATATTATAATATTTGACCAAGAATGGGACTTTAATATATTAAATAGTTTAAGTAAAATATTTATTGAACAAGGTAAACATCCAGAATTATTTGAAAATAAATATAATCAATTGAATGGTTTTACTAATGTAAATAATTCAAGATTTTTACATATGAATGCTTTAGATAAAGCACATAGACCAGCTGAATATAAATTAACATTAGGTTGTGATTATTATTTACAAAATGCTTCAGGTATAAATTTTTTGAATAGTGTGCCAATATTTTTTGATTTTAACCCTTTATATGAAAATATATATACTGAAGGAACTAGTTGGGAAACTGGATATGCTTTTGGTTGTTTTTTAAAATATAATGATGGATTAAGAGAATATATAGCAGTAACAACTTCACATATGGGAATGTTAGAAGCTGGGACAGCTGGAACAATAGATCCAAAATTTACAACAATACCTAATAATTTATTTAGTGTATTTGATAATGGAGATATTACAAATTTTAAAATATTATTGTCAGGTGGGATATTTGGTTGGGATTGTAATTTTAATTCATATGGTAATGTATGTATAGGATTATTAGATGGTTGGGCAAATCAAGGTTTTCATTCAGTTGAAGCAGGTGATATGTTGCCCGCACCTTTTCAAGCAACTGAAATAAAATCTTCTAATTATTCACAACAAATATATTTAGGTGCTAATGAACCAACTATAGAATATAATACAACTTCAAATAGATTTGAAATATCTAATTTACATTCACCTGAAAGAGTCCAGAATAGATTTAATGCAGGTGGTGTAGCAGATGATACAGCACACGATCAATTTATTGTTAATGAATTTGCTACAGCTGGAGATAAAGTTTATAAAATAAATAAAAGATTATATAATACAAATTTTACTCCTAATATATTACCATATGGAGCTAATAGAATAGATAAATTAACAGTAGGGGCGGATGATTATCAAGTTGATTTTTTAAATCCTAATTTAAGTCCCTGGACAATATATGACCAGTTAACTGGGATAATAATTAAAGATTTTGGATATTCTAAAGAAAATTTTGAAAATGGAATATGGGGTGTATTAGGTTTTACATATGAACAATTTAATGCTTCTAGAACTTCTGATAATGATTTGACAACAAGAATAGGAAATAGTAATAAAAATAATTTACCATATGCTTTAACTAATGCTGAAGTAGGTCAGTTAGCAACAATGGATTTTGTAACTAATATTTTTGGAGCAGGTATGTATTCATTACAATTACCTTTAACAATGTCTTTTAATGCTAATAATGCGGCAGCAAATGCTAACGATGATTTTAGAGATGCTTTAAAATTTCAACAATATCCAGCTATAACTGAGAGTGCTCATTCAGTTAAATTAACAGCACCTAATTTACCTCGTAAATTAATTAATCCTTATTTTTGTATTAGAACAGATTTATTAGATACTGCAGATTATTATGGTGGTGCTGAAAGTGGTGAAATATACCCAGTAATAGCAATAGTGCCTAAATCAAATGATTATGGAGATTTTTTTGTTAATACTTCACCAGATTTAGAATTTATATTTAATAAACCTAAAATATTAACAAGTATAACAACATCAATTCATAATCCAGACCAAACATTAGCAAGTGTAGATGATAGTAGTGCTGTAATTTATAAATTAACTAAAGCAATACCACAAAATAGATTTGATATTATAGGTCAAATTTTAAATGATAATAAAAAATAACATATATAATTATTTCTTTTTCTTTTTTTTCATATCTGAATTTTTCATTAATTTACCATTAGGCATATAATGGAATCCAGGAGGTGCTTTTTTAGCTGGTGGTTTTTTCTTCATTGGTTTTTTCTTCAAAGGTTTACTACCATATCCAGATCCTTGAGGCATTTTATTTAATTAAATGAAAATAAAATATTTTATTAAATAAAAATGTCTTCAGGAATAATTTGTAGAACAAGAAAGAATGTAGCACCAGGTAAAAATGATAAGATTTGTTTTCAAAATGGAAAAGTATTAAATGGACAAAAACAATATTTTCAAGGTGGATTAGTTACTCAAAATGGAAAAGTAATAAATCCAGGTGGAGCAGCACCTGCTACAACTTCAAATGCTCGTGTTAGACGTAACGCACCTTTAAAACCAAGACCTAAACCACCACCTAATAAACCTACAGGTGTTATGGCAAAAAAAATAGCCCAAAAGAAAAAAGAAAAAGAAGATAATGTTAAATTAGTTACAGGTATAGTTGCTAAACAAAGAAAAGCAGCAGCAAAAAAAAAGATAGAAGATAGAAAAAATACAGGTATTATGGGTAAAAAAATAGCAGAAAAAGTAGCACAAAAAAAACAAGCAGCTGAAGTTAAACAAGTAGTAGCAAAAGTAAAAGCAAAAAAAGCAGAAAAAGATTTTAAACAAACACGTGCAGATTTAAAAGGTAAAGTAGGATCACCAGATAAAAAAGCAACAAAAGAAGATTTTGAAGAAGCAAAATTATTACTTAAATTAGGTTTAAATAAATTACCACCAGCTAAAACTGAAAAGAATAAAAAATTTTTAAGTTATCTTAAAGAAAATAGACCAATAAAAATAAAACAAGATCCACGAAAAGTAGGTAAATCTTTTGACAGATTTCAAAAATATAAATCTGCTAAAACTGTTGTTGAAATGATTAAAAAAGGAGGGACTTTTTATGATTTAATTAATGATGTAGAAAAAGGTATTATTACTGTTGGAAATTAATAAATTTAAATTTTTTTTATAAAAATATAAACTATTAATATAAAAATGTATAAAATTTTTAATAATGATTGTTTAGAAGAAATGAAATCAATTGATGATAAAAGTATTGATTTAATTTTTTGTGATTTACCATATGGACAGACATCTTGTAAATGGGATTGTTGTATAGATTTAGATATTTTTTGGAAACAGGTAATGAGAATAAAAAAAATAAATACACCTATTATTATGACAACTACAACTAAATTTGGAGTCTCATTAATAAATTCTGCACCTAAAAAATGTCCATTTAGATATGATTTAATATGGTGTAAATCAGCTCCTTGTGGTTTTTTATCAGCTAAAAAAATGCCAATGAGAAAGCATGAAATGATATATGTTTTTTATGAAAAATTACCTTTTTATGATTTATCTTCACATAAACATAAATTTGTTAAAACAACACCAAGAAAAAAAGATAATATTTATGGAATGAAAGCACACGCAGATGGTAAAGAAGGCAAATATGATCCGCCATTACCAACTTCATTAATAGAAGAAGGTAATAATATTAAACCAGATAAAATACTTGATAGTAAAAATTATGCTACTGCTGATAGAAAATCTCCTTTAAAACAAATGGGCACACAGACAGGTAATAAAGGATATGAACCACCATTACCAACTTCATTAATAGAAGAAGGCACAATAACAATATCAAATAATACTATTTATGGAAATAATATTATAACAAGTAATCCTAAAGAAAGAAAAAATGGAGAACCACGATATGAACCACCATTACCAACTTCATTAATAGAAGAAGGTAATAATGTAATACAAAAAAATGAAAATTGTAATACTGCTTATGGAAATAATTGTCATTATTCATATCCACAGCAAAAGAATGGGGAAAGTATATATGAACCACCATTACCTAATTCATTATTACAAATAAAATCAACAAGAGGAAAACATTCTACTGAGAAACCAGTAGCATTAATGGAATGGGTATTAAAATATTATTCTAAAGAGGGTGATACTATTTTAGATCCTACAATGGGTAGTGGGTCAACTGGAGTCGCATGTAAAAATATGAATAGAAATTTTATAGGTATTGAAATGGATAATAATATATTTAAAGTTGCTGAAGATAGATTAAAATAAATTTGAAATATTTTCGTCAAGTATTTAAAAATAAAACAATATAATAATATATAATATAAATGAGTTTAACAAAAGAACAATTAAAACAAGATATTAAAAATATCAAACCTAATTTAACTGATAATAGTTTAAATAAATATGTAAAAGATATATTTAATATTTATAACAAATATACTGGTAATCAATCAGATGAAATAACTGATTTAGATATATTTAAAGAAGTAGATAATATTGATACATTAATAAATAATTTAGCAATATCAACTCAACGAAACTTTTATACTGCGATCTTTACATTATTTAAAAGTCAAAATGAATTAATTATTGCTGATATTTATGGAAAAAAATTATCAGAATTAAATATTAAACAAAAAGAAAAATATGAAAATAATGAAATATCTGATAAAACTAAAAAGAAATTAGAAATTAAATTTAAAGCATTAGGTGATTTTATTATTAAATTAAATAATGAAGAGAAATATGAAACTGCATTAATGTTAGCTTTAATTACAAAATATTTATTTAGAAATGAAATAGCAACATTAAAAACAATTCAAGAAAAAGAATATAATAATTTAAATGAAGAGGAATTGAAAGATAACTACATAGTTTTAAAAAATAAAAAACCATTATTTATTAGTAGAGGTATATATAAAACAGATAAAAAATATGGGATAATAAAAACAAAATTAGAAGATAAATTAATTATAAAAATATTCAAAAAACATTATGAAAAAATGACAGATAATATTGTATTTAAAGATGCTAATGGAAATCAAATGAATTCAAAAAGTATATCTAAAAAAATAGGTAGAATAACTGAAAAAGAATTAGGAGTTTCATTAGGAACTTCATCAATAGCAAAAATATCAATTGAAGAAATTAATAAAAATCCACAAGCATTAAAATTATTAAAAGAATTAGGTGAAAGCAGAGGCACAAGTATTAATGTATTATTATCAGCTTATTTTAATAATTACCCTTGAAGAGGCAGTTGTAAATAACGGTAACGCAAAACTCCGATACTATTGAAAATCAACAAAAAATTTACCATATTTTACTTGAAGTGTTGGAACACTATTTTTTTTTATTTGTATTTTTTCATCTAATGATTTTTTTAAATTTTCTGAAATAATAATTGGAATCTGAATATTTAATGCAGTATTTAATAAAGTAATTGCTTTTCTAACTGAAGAAATATCACCATATTGTCCAATATATATTGCGTCAGAAATAGCATCATCATTAGAATTATATAAATTTTTATTAATATCTAAACCACATTTTACAAATGATTTAATTTTTTTAGCAATTAAAATAACATTATCTTTTTCTTTTATACTTAATTTTTTGAATTTATTTTCTTCATATAAATATTCTAAATTATATTCTTCAACATAATTTAATATTTCTTTACAAATATTATTTCTATTTAAATTAACATTAATATTTAAATTAAATTTTTCAATAATTTTACATAAATCTTTTTTAGTAAAACTGGTATGAATACTTCTTAATTCTAAAGTAGTCATTATTTATAATACTAATATAAAAAAAATATTTAATATATATAATGGATAATAAAAAACCAGTTTTAAATAAACCATTCAAAAGTAAAAAAGCTGGTAAGAAGTTTTCAGTATATGTTAAAACAAATAATTCAAAAGGTTATAAATTAATTCATTTTGGGGATAGTAATATGCAAGATTTTAGACAACATAAAGATCCAGTGCGTAGAAAATCATATTTAGCTAGAGCAAAAGGCATTAAAGATAAACAAGGCAGACTTACATATTTAAATAAAGAAAGTCCTAATTATTGGTCTGTGCGATATTTATGGGATGGGCCATAAAAGTATTTAAAAATATAACTATATAGAATATTATAAAAATGTATATTTATAAATTAACCTGTTCAAAAACTGGAAAAGTATATTACGGTGCTACAAGAAAAGATCCAAAAATTAGAGTAGCAAAAGGACATTCAAAATGTGCTTGTAGAGATTTTGTAAATAAAAAATTAGAAATAGTTGAACAAGATATTCAAACAGAAGAGGAAATGTTTGAAAGAGAAAAATATTATATTAAAAATTTTGATTGTGTTAATGTATTAGAAAAAAAAAATAGTTATACTAAAGAATATGTAAAAAATTATAATGATAATTATAGAGAAAATAATAAAGATATAATTTTAAAACATAGAATTGAAGGTTTAAAACCTATTCAATGTCCAATATGTAATAAACAAACTTCTAAATTTCATTTAAACAGGCATCAAAATACTAATTATTGTAAAAAAATAAAATCTTTATCTAATGAAAATGGTAATGACGAATAAGAATAAATTTAATAAAAGATATGGACAAAAATTAAATCAACCAAATAGTAAAAAAGATATATCTAGATTAACAGGTATAAGTATGAGTATTTTAGATAAAGTATATGATAGAGGTGTAGGAGCATTTAATACAAATAGAGGAGCAGTAAGACCAAGTGTAAAATCACCTCAACAATGGGCAATGGCAAGAGTATATAGTTTTGCAGTTGGTGGTAAAACCAGACAAACAGCTGATAAAGATTTGTGGACAAAACATAAAAATAAAAATATTAAAAAAAAATAAATCTTATATTAATATAAATGGAAGCATATGGTTTTTCTGATGTATTATCTATGGGTAATCAACATAATGAAGGTATTATAAATTTAAATAGACAAATAAGAATGTCTAATGCTGCTATGGTAAAACAACACCAAGAAGATATAACACAATCAGCAAACTCTATTGAAGCAAGTGCTACACCTGAAAAAGAAACAGAAACTATTGCTGAAACGATAGGTGGACAAATAGCAAGTAAAGGTAAAGATTTTGAAGCAGTTGGAAAAGTTATAAAATCAACTCCACAAATAGGTCAAGCAATATTAAATACAACTGAAGATATTTTATATCCTGAAGAAACTACAATCAAAGCATTTAGAGGTGAAACAAGTTTATTTAAAGATGCTGGTAAATTTTTGAGTGATAATGTAAGTAAAGGTGTTTCAATAGGAGATAAAGCAAGTAGTATTGGTAAATTAGGAATCGCATCAACTGGTTTATCTGTGGGCATGGGTTTAGCTGATACAGTAGAAGATTTATCAGCAGGTAAAATAGTAGGTGATAATACAGCTGAAAGAGTTTCAAATGTAGCAGGTATGGCGTCAGGTGGTTTAGAAGCAGTAGGCACTGCATTAGATCTTACAGGTGTGGGTGCCCCTGTTGGTGTAGCACTTAATTTATTAGGTGGTTTAGCTGGGGCTGTATCAGGTGTTTCAGAAGTAGTTGGTGAAGCACAAGCTGCTGGTAAAAAACAATCAGATTTAGAAGCACTTAAAAAACAAACAGTCCCTCAACAGTCCACTGCTTCAATACAAGATGTTGCTTCGTCAGGTGCTCTAGTAAAATCATCTAATTGATTTTTTAAACATCTTTTATATAATCTTAAAAAATAAAAATACATTTTATTAGTATTTAAAAAGAATACTTTAAATATAAATATAAATATAATGACAGATATTTATGTTTTAGGCAATGGTAAAAGTTTAAAAGATTTTGATTTTAATTTTTTAGAAAATAAAACCTGGATCGGCTGTTGTTTAGGTTTTAGACATTGGGATAAAATTAATATGTATCCAAATCATTATGTATGTGTTGATAAAGTTGTATGTAATCATCATAGATATAAAATTTTAGAAATGATTGAACAAAAAAAATGTGAAAGTTTTTTAATTTGTGGTTCATTATTTCATTCAGATATTGGTGATAAATTAAAAGAATTTAAAAATGTAATACCATTTCAAAATTTAATGTTGTCAGATAATAATCCATTTAGATATTTAGTAGATTATTGCACTGGCACTTCAGCTAGTTTATATGGATATATTTTAGGTTTTCAAAATATTCATTTATTAGGTATGGATTGTGAATATGTTGAATTTTTACCAGAATGTATTAAATTAGAAGATGGTACATTAAAAATAATTGAAACTCCTGAAGATAATCCTAATTATTATTTTAACGAATATCAACAAAAAGGAGATATTTATAATCCTCCCAATGTTCAAAGAGTTCATAAAAAATCTTGGTTTGATTTAAGAAATACATTTATGTTATATAATATTTTACAACAAAAAGATATTATGATTTTTCAATATAATACTAAAGATAATAAAAACTTAGATATGTTTTTTGAAAAAAAAGATATAAATGAATTGAATGTTTAATTTTTTTTTTATAATTTAATTTATAAAGTTTAATATAATAAATGTCTTATTGGGTCGCTAGTGATAAAATACCTATTCAACAGAAGTCTGTTCGTATTCCTGCTGAAAATGGAGTTAATTATATTGCCAATCAAGAAATTAGGATTCGTATTGATCCAAGTCTTAAATTTTTTAATCCTACTGAAACATATTTAGAAGCAAATGTTTTAATTAAACCTCCTACATATTCTGCCAGTGGTATAGATAATATAGCTTGTCCAACTCGTCTTCAGTTAGATGCTGAAACTGGTTTTCAAAGTTTATGTAGGTCTGTTAGAGTTCATGATAGTAATGGTGTATTACTTGAAGAAATTGATAATTATAATACAATGGTTAGTGTTAAATATGATTATCAAACTAATCAAAGTTTAAGAAATAAAAGAGCAATGACTGAAGGATCTAATACACATATGATTGAAACTCGTGGCACTGAAGGTTCTGGTGTTAGTGTTGCTAATAATTATTATAATTCACAATATTCACAAATAACTGAAGGAGCACCTTTTAGTGCTTCTTGGACAGCTGCTAATTTTGTTAAAGCAAAAGTTTGTATTCCTATTCATACTGGTATATTTAGTAATGATAAAATATTCCCTAATATGTTATTAGGTGGTATTACTCTTACTATTTTACTTGAAGATAATAACAGAGTATTTAGACAGATGGATAGTGTAATGCAGATGCGTAGATTAACATTGAATCCAGTATTTAAAGATGCTATTGGTCATGCTGGTGTTAATGCTTCAGTAAAACCTAATGCTTCATTTGTATCTTTTAGATGTAAACAAGAAAATTCTAACGCAGTATTAGCAGACACCTGTCCATTTGTTGTAGGTGAAAAATTAGGATTTCAAAGATATGTTACAGGCAATGCTTCAGTAGTAGCATTTAAAGCATTTGGAGTTGGTGCTGGTAAAGGTTTCCCAATTATTAAAACTATTGATGTAGACACTAATGATATTAAAATTACATTAAATACTGCAGTTTATGTAGATGGTAAAGGTATGGATAGCACTACTGAAAGTATTATGGTATACAGTCAATCTGTATCTGACGCAACTAATTATGATGTAACATATGAAGTATCAGATGTTAATCTAATAGTTCAAGAAGTTATGCCTGGAGCTGCTTATGAAAGTTCAATGATGAAAAAAATGAAAGAAGGAGGTGTTATTAATTATGATTTTATGTCAGTTTCAACTTATAAATATTCTCAACTTGCTTCAGATCGTATTGCTAATATTAGACTTCCAATAAATAATAGTCGTTGTAAATCTATTATCTGTGTTCCAACATCCGCAGAAGTTTTGACAACTAAAGAAGCAATTAATGCTTCATTAACTTATGTAATTCGTAAAGAACCTACTGATAAACGCACTACTCCTAACTTTTATCTTAGGTCTAATCGCACAGGTCTTGAAGGTATTATTGATGAAGTATCTTCATATCAGTGGTTATATGATGGTCGCCTTCAACCTAATCGCCAGGTATCTCTTAAAAAAATGGCAACTACTAAATCTATTGATGCTCAATGGACTATTGAAACTGATAAAGCATTATCTCAAGCTGGTATTACTGGACATAGTTATGATAGAATGACTAGTAATTTTATTATCGGCAGGGCACTTGCTCTAGGTGATGCTGTATATGATGCTCGTAATAAAGATTTTAGTTTACAAGTTAATTATGAAGAAACTACAGCTCCTGCTAAAAATAAATTATGGTTATCTTATGTATATCATATTCGCAGTATCCAGATTTCTGGTAATTCTGTTTCTGTTGTAATCTAAAATTGTGAATTATTTTTAATTTTTTTTTAAAATCATTTAATATATTAAAATATGTCTAATAATCTTGCTGGTTCTAATAATTATCTACAATTATTTCCAAGTAATCATACTTCTAATGGTTTGATTTCTTATAAAGATGGTAATCCTGTAATGTCATTTATTCTAGGTGAACAAGATAGATATTTAATTGGATCTTCTGTTCGTCTTGTAGGTAATATTGCTATTTATAAAACTCCTGCTGCTCCTCACGGTGTTGTTCCAGCTGTTGGTGATGATATATCTGTATCTCCTAAATTATCTACCTATGGTATTTTAGACCAGATTGTTATTTCTTCTCAAAAAAATAAAAATGTTATTGAACACGTCCGTCATTATGGTCGTTATCTCGCTAGTTATTTACCTGCTATATCTTCAGCTCAAGAAGCAAATGGTCATCTAGGTGTAACTGCAAATACAATAAATAATTTAAATGCTAATGATTTACAATATGTAAATAATCAAAATGGTGTTTCAGATGGCACAGCTGATTTTCAGTTTCGTGGTAACTCTTTCTGTATTAATCTTCCAACTGGATTCCTAAATTCTAAACAACCTATTGGATTATCTGGTCGTGGCTGGGGCACAGGTGGTTTAATATTTGATATTCATTTAGCACCTGATAGTGCTTTCTTAACTACAGCAAGTTTTAGTGATTGTTTTTATCAATTAAGTAATGTATCCTTGATTTGTGAAGTTATTAATCCTTCTGTTGATGAACTATCTAGATTAATGAAACAAACTTCAGGCACTATGGATTATAATGCAATATCTTCATATTATACTACTATTGCTTCTTCTAATGCTATTATAAATTTCAGATTAGGTTTATCTAAAGTATTAGGTGTATTTATTAATTTTATTCCATCTAATTATTTAAATAATTTAGCATTTGATAGTTTCCAATGTGGACCATTAATTAATAATTTAGCAAACGCAGATATTGCTGAAATTAAACAATTAATTTTTACTAAAGGTGGTCAAAGAATGCCATTAATGTATAATGTAGATGCTAATGTTAGAGATAATGTTTTAAGCACTGTAGGAGACCCACAATTCTATCGTAATTATATGAATACATTTATGCCTTTTATGAAAATTATGAAAACTCAAGTAGGCCCAGAAACATATAATCGTATTGGTGAAACTGTCCAAGACCAGTTAGCAGAAGCAGGACAAATGTTTGGTATTGGAGTCCAGTTTGATACTATTTCTGGTGAAGGTGAAGATTTTAAAAGTGAAAACTTTGGATTACAAATGGAGACAGGACTTACTGAAGATAACCCACACAGTGCTTTCTTATATGTAAGATCTAAACAAACTCTCGTATTTAATGCTAATGGTCTTCAGGTCATTAATTAAATATTTATTTTAAATAAACATTTTGAGAACCTGATAATATCTTTTTAAATCCATTATTTTCTAAATCTTTTCTAATTTTTTTATAATTACATTTACTTGCATAATCGCTTTCAAATATTATTAATCTTAAATTATTAATAAAATCTTTATTTTGATTAAAAAATTCTTCTAAATAACCTTCACAATCAGCAACTAATACATTAAAATTATAATCTGAAAAATCATTTAATTCTTTATTTATAATATTACTATTATTATCTTCAATATATGTAGCAGCATAACCACCAGCATAAACATCTTTATTTATAAGATTTAGTTTTTTATTAGATAAAAAACCTTTAAGAATATTAAATTGACAATTGTTTATTTTTTTATTTTTTTCAAGAGCATCCCATACTCTTTCATCTGGTTCAACAGATAATTGTTTTGTTTTATCTTTTAATTTTTTATTTATTACAACACTTACTGAACCATATCTGGCACCTAATTCTAATACACAATCATTTTCTTTTATAAAATGATTTGCTAGTTTTTGTTCAGCTAATTCTCTTTTAGCAGTATTTATTCTTTTATTATTTTCGTCATATATAATATTTTCTTCAGTAATTTCCCAATAATATTTTACCATTTGTATTTATAAATTATATTTTTAAATAAATTTTTTTTTAAATTTTTATATTTTTTTCATTCTATAATATAAAATGGATATGAATAAAGTTTCTGACGAAAGAGGTAAAATACCTGACTTAATGAAAATAGGCTCTATTCCAAGTGATTTATCACAGGATATGGACACTGAAGTATTAGATCCTGTTGTCCAGTCCGATAATTTTTGTAGATTTGTTTTAACTAATAAAGGATTCCTTCATAGTTTTAGTAAAATTACTCTAGGTGTTAAAGCATTAGCAGGTAAAGAAAATTCAACATTTCCAGCTTCTATAGGTGTTCATTCATTAATACAGCGTTGTGCTCTTCGTATCGGCACTACTACTGTTGCTGAAATTGATGATTTTAACCACTGGATGGGTTATAAATCTATGTTTATTGATATGGATACTAATTTAGAAAGAGAAACTTATTTAACTGGTAGAGTAATGGCATATCGTCTTAATTATGATGATACTGAAAATGAAGTAGATAATGTTAATGCTTCTAGTTTATATATTAAAAATAATCTTGAACCAATAGCAGATGGCACTGGTGGTGCTACACTCGCCCCTAATGAAATGATTAGAAATGAAAACACCGCTACATTTAGCGTATCTGTTGCTGATTTATTTCCATTCCTTAGATTTAATCAACTTCCTTTATATATGATTGACCAGCAAGTTTCAATTGAAATTCATTATCAACCAGCTGATACTCTTAAAAGATGTTGTCACAAAAAAACTGCAGAAACAACTGCAGGTATTTTTGAAATTGACCAACCACAAACTAAATTTATTTCTGATTATATTTATTATGATGGCGACCTTATGGAGCAATACCGTAATCAAAATCGTGTAATGAACTGGACTTATACTGATTATCGTTTAGCTAAAAGAACGATTCCTCATGCTACTTTACTTGCTAAAAATGTTATTGATATCGGTGGTGCTGGTCGTCTAGTAAATAGAGTTATTAGTGCTTTAGAATTTCAAGCAGTTAATGATACAAGTATATTAAATGCTTTTCACAGCACTGCCCCAGAAGTAGGCAATAAAAATAATGGTCGTGCTACTACTAATTTAATTTATAATGATAACAGACTTTATCCTATTGATAGAAATAATAATGCTTTACATTTTCATGATTTAGTCCAGACTGAACAAAATGTACCTCACATTTGCCGTGACAGCTTTGACCGTGAAGATGGTGGTGAAGGTGGTGGATTATCTGACACTTATTTATATAATGGTTATGGAATAAGTAATTCTACTGAAGGTTTAGCAGGTAAGTTTTTCTATCTTGGATACAGACTTAACCGTAATGAACGCGTAAACAGCAGAGGTATTCAATTAGAACTGCAATATTCTAATGTTAAATCTGGCACTTATACTCACCGCACCTGGTTAGAACTTGTAAAATCAGCTACATTAGATAACGGCAAATTCAGCTGTGATTTTGAATAAATTATTTGTAAATTTTATTTTATATTATTTTCTTTTTTTTAAAAAATGGATAAAAATATTTCAGTTTTTTTAGAAAATATTTCAGAAAAAATTATTGATTTTTTAGATTTTCAAAATGAAGATGAAGTTGATATTTTTATAGATAAACTTAAAGAAAATATTTTAGAATATTTAGATCCTGATTTTGAATATGAAAGTGAAGACAGTGAAGATTTTATTGAATTACCTGAAAAAAATTTAAAATATAATATTGATAAAAATGGATTCCATAGTCTAAAAGATTAATTATTTTTTTATAAATTTTTTATATAATTATTTTATATATGAAAATATTTGTTATTTCTCTTGACACTGATGTAGGTAAAGAAAGAAGAAGTAAATTAAATTATCAATATGAAATATTCTGGGGCACTGATAAAGTAGAAGATATTCCAGATTATATTAAAGATAAAATATTTATCCCACATTTTTCAAAACCTGAAAATAAAAATAAAATATTAAAACAAAGAGGTTGTTGTACAACTTCTCATTTAAATTTATGGCAAAAAATTGTTGACGAAAATATATATAATGTTATAGTTTGTGAAGATGATGCTATTATGAAAAATATTAATTTATTAAAAGATTTAGAAAATTTAAATCTAAATGAACCCGTATTATTAAATGCAAAATTACAACACCCCACATCTTATGAAAAATCTAAAGATTTTAATGAGAAAGATATAATATTTAAAAATGGTATTAATGAAATAGATTATAATTTATTTAGATGGAGTTGCACAGCCTGTGTTTATTATCCAACTCCACAATCAGCACAATATATGATTGATTTTTTTAAAAATGTTAATAAAATATCTTATGTAGATCTTACATTAGCAAAAAAAAAAGCAATAAAAAAATTATATTATCCTTCAGCATTTTTAATTAAAGATGACGGTGTATCTCAAATAAATAAATCTCACGGTTTAATTGATAATTATATATGTTATTAAAAAAAGTTTCGCAAAAGGCAGATAGGCCATTTTTTTGTTGTTTTAATTAAAAAAAATATATTCTGTTTAGAAAAAAAAATATTATTTACAAATTCTAAAATTATTCTAAAACTCTTAAAATATATCCTCTCGCACTTTTACGAAACTTTTAATTCATGCATATTATCATCATTATTTTCTAATTCTAATAATTCATTTTCTAAATGTTCACATTTATTTTGGAAATATTCTAAATGCTCTTCTAATTCTTTAATTTCTTTTTTTAATTTTTTATTTAATGAAATATTTAAATCTCTAATTTCTTTTATTTCTTCTAATTCAAGTTCTAAATTTGTAGATTTTCGTTTCAATTGTTCATTTTCTTTTTCTAATTTTTTATTCTGATCCTGAAGTATATCTATTGATATATCATTTTTTAAATTATTATAAACACCTTCAATTTTACAATCTAATTGTTTTTTTAATTGTTCAATATCTTCTTCTTGAACATTATTAAATAATTGTAATCTATTATTTTTATCAACTAATATTTTACAAAATTCATATAGCTCTTTTTTATTCATTTTAGACATACATTTAGTTTTTGTTGTTTCCATTATTTATAATATATATAGTCTTGTTTTTAAATACTATTAAATATATAACCAAATTTCAAATTTATTTTTTAGTAATGTAATTTAGTTAGGGCAATTGATTTTAGATATACATTATTTAAAAAGCAAATTTCAAATTTATTTTTCGTCATATGTATCAAATGCTCGGCAATTGAAAAAAAATATTATTATATTATTGTATTTATTAATATATATATTATTCTAAGCAATAGATGGTGGTTGTACACTATTTTCCATATCTTCATCAAAATACATTATTTCATATTTGTCGCAGTTATTTTTTTTAAGATATTCCCAATCATATTTTTTATCACCTTCTACATATGTTATCTGATTAAATGAAGTATATGTTAATGTATTAAATTTAGATCTTACAAATGACATACAATCTTCAAATGTATTACACTCTATTTTTTGCCAAATACAACAATCATCAGCCTCAGAATATTCACCATATTCTACAAAATACATACCTTTAGTTGTTGTTGCCATAATTTATTATATATTTAAATATATATATATTAAATTACAAATTTCAAATT